GTGTGACTTCCCTACACAAACAAGATCGTCATTTTCGTCAAACTTCCAATGCTGAAAGGGAGGAAAGTTCAGCTTTACTTTTGTGTCTGCCACAGTTTTTGGATTTTTCTTTCTGCCAGGTTCTTCTGGAATGTGATCAAAAGTCATTACTCTAAAAATCAATTCGCCTTTTGTAATCTTTTTATAATCTATTTCGCAGTCTGCCTGTTTTACTTTTTCGCCTGCCTGTTTGCGTGCCTCAAAATCTGCCTGAGAAAGTCGTTTTGCCTTGTTTCGCTTCGCTTCTGCTATTGTTCTAATGTTGATTCTCTCCAGCGAAGGTAGAATAATGTCATACTGATGATATTCTGGCTGTGAGAATGAACAAAATGTAGTCTTTGATTTGTGTATTTCTGCTAATAAGTCTCGGTTGTTAAGGTAGTTGACCTTTCTCAATGAATTCTCCTAAGTTATTGATTATATTATAAAGTATGCAGTTAATTTTGTCAACTAAATACTGCAAGGAGTAAACTTATGATCAACGAAGCAATTTCTATAGGTAGAGAAGCCGTAGAGAAAGGCAAAGCAGGCATTACAGAAACTTTCAATGATTCTGAAATCGGTAAAGCAATTCGTTCTACAAATCTTCTCCCAGACGCTGAGCCACAGGGAACAGCGCCCTTGCAGGCATCTTGGGATTCCAGTTCTGAAACCACTGACTGGAGAGTAAGACTCAGCTTGCCTGAAAATGGTGCTTGGAAGTCGGGCAAAGACGGCATTATTGCTCCGTTATTAGAAACAGATGGTATGGTTTTTCCATATACTCCTTCCATATTTATTACGCACACCGCGAACTATGACAAAGTTTCTCCCACTCACAGCAATTATCCTTTTCCGATTTATGAAAATTCAGCAGTGGATCAATTCACAATTCAGGGAGAATTCACAGTGGAAAACGCAGAAGAAGGCAAGTACTGGATAGCTGCTAACCACTTTTTGAGATCAGTTACCAAAATGGCATATGGTGAAGGCAGCAGTCTAAAAGGCACGCCTCCCCCTGTGGTAAAACTGAATGGTTATGGCGATTTTGTATTTCAAGACGTTCCTGTGGTAATAGAGCAGTACAGTTTGAACCTTGCACCAGACGTTGATTACATCCGAGTTCCGACTGGCGGTCCCAACGGCAGTTGGGCACCCACTCGTTCAGAGATTTCAATATCTGTTATGCCTACCTACAGCAGAGACGCTGTGAACAGGTTTAGTCTCGATGAATTTGTAAACGGTGGTTATATTTCAGACGGAAATTCAATTGGATACATCTAATGGCAGTTTATAGATCAAGTTCTCCCTGGTACGACTCCAATATAGTAAATGAATCCTATCTGGGTCTCTTAAATAAGAGACCAATCCCCAAAGAGAACGACGATATTCGATACGTGATAGAGCCTCAATATACCTACAGACCGGATCTTCTCGCCTATGACCTATATGGCAATCACAAACTATGGTGGGTATTTGCTCAGAGAAACATGAATGTAATCAAAGATCCTGTGTATGATTTTGTGCCAGGAACAGAAATTTATCTGCCAAAAGGCAGCAAGCTTTCAGAAACACTGGGCGTATAACATATGGCTATCCCTAATCCTCTCAGCGTGTTTTCCTCGTTCAATTCAATTTTCACATTTGGAGCAATAGCACCAAACTCGATAGGGTCTAGTGCTAGACAAGGTCCTGAGAATATTGTCATTCGTTCCGGTGGCACAGGCAACGAACAGGTAAAAACCGCGGCAGAATCTTCTCTGGGAATAACCGCAGAATATTTTATAGACGATGTAGAAATAGAATCTATTATTGCGCCTACCACAAATACTCGTCAAACAAATGCTACAAAAATCTCTTTCAAAGTGCGCGAGCCCTATTCAATGGGCAATTTTTTACAGACACTGGCAATAGCAGCACTTGAACAGGGCTATAGCAATTATATCGACGCAGGATGGCTGCTCACAATAGAATTCATAGGCTGGAACGACAATGGCCAAGCTGTGACAGTGGATGGCACCAAGCGCTATTTTCCTCTCAAGCTTACCAGTGTTGACTTTACGGTTACAGCAGGCGGCAGCGAATACACAGTAGAAGCGATACCATACAACGAGCAGGCACTGTCTGACGAAGTTCAAGCTATCAAGGAAGACATAGACATCAAAGGAATCACAGTTGAAGATTTTCTTGTAAACGGCATAGAAGGCAATGACAGTCTGCAGGACGTTTTGAATACGAGAGAACTAAATCAAAAAGAAGCAGATAGCAAGAAAGCTTCCGATTTGTATCTTATAACCTTCATGGACGAAAATGGCAGTCCCACAGGAAACAAAATAGGCGACGCAAAAATCACTCGAAATGCTTATGACCAAGGTAATCAGCTTTTTGGCGAACCAGAGCCCGTGGAAGGCAATGAAGGAGCATTTCAAAGAGGAAATATAGTTCTGCATCCTGAAGAAAGAAGAATCAACTTCAAAAAAGGCACAAGGATTCAAGAGATAATCGAAGAGCTTATACTATTGTCAGAATTTGCACGCAACTGGATAGATCAAGAACCAGACGCAGACGGTATGAAAGAATGGTTTAAAATACGCACTGTAACATATCCTCAAGCAGTGTCTCCGGAAAACACTGCGCAGAGGGGTCGCCTCCCCAGAGTGTATTGGTTTCAGATATCAAAATACAAATATCACAGTTCAAAAACAAACAGTCCTTCTGTGAAAGCAAAAGGATTTGAAAATTTAAAAAACCAAGCAGTGAAAGAATACAACTACATTTACTCTGGCGAAAACGACGATATTTTGGATTTCAACATCGAATTTAACACTGCGTTTTTTAACACTCTTCAAGCAGATTTAGCCCAGCTTGCTCAGGACAAGGTAGTTGGCGGCGACGACAAGGCGCAAGAGCCAGAACAGGATGGGACACCCAAAGTCAACGATGGTAATCGTGGGGCAGGCACTGAAGCTGTTGCTAGTGTAGAAGATTCTCCCCGCACAAACACAGGCTCAACAGGCGGCGGAGTCGAACAGTCTACAAAAAACAATATTGCTCGCACATTCAACGAATTGGTTCTTAACGGGGTAGACCTGCTGACTATGAATCTACAAATTCTGGGAGATCCCTATTACATTGCGGATGAAGAAGTGGGCAGCTACACAAGCCAGGCATCTAGTCTTTCTCCTAACATAAACGAAGACGGGTCTATTTCCTATGGCAAGCGCGAAGTTGACGTTCTTGTAAATTTTAAGACACCTATAGACATAGGTCAAGATGGGTTTATGCAGTTTCCCAATGTAAAAACAGAATCTGTAGGCCAATTTTCTGGATTGTATCAGGTAATCACTGTGAGAAATTCTATAAGTGAAAACAAGTTTACTCAAGAACTTGAATTAATTAGGCGTCCAAACCAGGAAGGTTCTGAAAAAGGTGAGGCCAATATTACCGAAGATGGCGGTGCAGAGAACGCACTGGCAGAAACAAACGATCCGCAGCCAGGAGTTATAGAAGACCTGCAAAGAAGGAGCCAGGCCTCGGCATCAGCCGTTGCTACCGGTACGGACTTTTTTTCAATACTCGGAGAAGCAAGCGCGCGACCAGCAGGCCAACCTTCCGCAGGAGACAATAGGACAAATACAGAATCACAGTCAGACCAAGATATAGATGAAAAGGGCAAAGATGTAAATCAAACAGTACAAGGAACGCAAAACACACCGCTAAACAACGAACCGGACATAGATTCACCAAGAATATTTCCGTGATGAATTTGATTGATATTGCAAGTAGGTACAGATAATAAATGTCAGACAGAGTAAACAGTTACACAGGCAGATACAAGAGAACGTCAGGACCTCTCGTTGACAACGAGTTTAATCCAGGACCGTTCGTTGCGATTGTGCGATCTCATCTCGACTCAAAATTCATGGGCAATCTCGAAGTAGAACTGCTAACAAAAACTGACTCGGGAAATAGAACAAAGAAATCAGGCATTATAACGCCTGTTCAATATCTTTCTCCTTTCTATTCCTCGACTCCTTATGAAGGAGTTTCTGACAACGACGGACACGAGTTTAGTCAAAAAGCAGCAGGCATGTGGTTTGTGCCACCGGACATAGGCTCAAGAGTTCTTGTGATCTTCGCAGAAGGCGGTCAGGGTTTTTGGATGGGCTGTATCCAATCAGAATACGCAAACATGATGGTTCCCGCAGGTGACGCAGCAACCACCTATAACGCCGAAGATCAATCAAAGCGACTGCCAGTGGGCGAATACAACAAAAAACAGGAATTTGCGCTTAAGAACGATCCTACCAAGTTTATCAAACCTGTCTACACAGATCAACTCAACATCCTTAAAATTCAAGGCTTGTTAGAAGACGAAACACGAGGAATCACCAGTTCCAGTGCAAGGCGAGAAGTGCCTTCTATGGTGTTCGGAATTTCAACCCCAGGACCTTATGATAGAAGACCCGGTGCTCCACAATTGAAATATGGTCTAATTGACGACCCAGAAACTGCAAAGATATTTCACAATCGACTGGGTGGCAGCTCTATTGTGTTTGACGACGGCGATCAAAACAAACTGAGAGAGAAACCTGCCTCCGAAGCGGAACCTGTGTATGTAGACAAAGACGCAGGCGGTGCCGGCGGAGATCCTACAATTCCGCACAATGAAATGATTCGGTTAAAAACTAGAACGGGTCATAAAATTATCATGCATAATTCGGAAGACCTTATCTACATCACAAATTCCAAAGGAAATGCATGGGTAGAACTAACCGCCAACGGCAAGATTGATATCTATTCTCAGGATTCTATTTCTGTACACACAGAAAACGATCTAAATTTCAAGGCAGATAGAGATATAAATTTAGAAGCTGGTAGAAATTATAATCTAAAAGCAAATGAAAATATAAAAGTAGAAGCAGTAATGGATAGAAAAATCACAGTAGGGCAGAATCAAAAACTCACAATAGGAAAAAATCTAGACCTATCGTCGGGTGAATCAAACATAATTTCTGCAGGCTCAAACACAGAAATATATTCTGGAGGGAATCACATTGAAGAAACCGGTGGTGTAATACACATGAACGGACCGTCTGCAAAAAGAGCGAAACAAGAACCGGTATTTGATACTTTTTCTCTGCCAAACAATGAAAATGTAATAATGAAGAGAGTGCCTCAGCACGAGCCTTGGCTTCAACATGAAAATCTTAATCCAAATTTTTATAGACCAAATATCACTGATAGAGAAACTGCAGAAACGCCCGAAACTGCAAAATATATTCCTTCAGGAGACACCTTTAGGAAAGGAGGAAGCTGATGTCAACACTTGAAAAAAACATCTACAAAAGAATCAATGTGCCTGCGAATCAACAGCCGGGTGCAATACCTGAAAGCAGAGCTTACAGAGGAATATCCACAGTAAATCGAGACGCTGCGAGCTGGACACTGTATGATATTGCTCTTATAAAACAGGATATAACTAACCACTTTCATATCCGACAGGGCGAAAAGCTCAGTGACCCCAGCTTCGGCACAATAATCTGGGACGTGTTGTTCGAACCTCTCACAGAAAGGTTAAGAAGTCTCATACTGAAAAATGTCACAAGAATAATTAACTATGATCCTCGAGTTGAAGTCAATGACGTTGTGGTTGACAGCTATGACAACGGTATACAGATAGAAGTCACTCTTACCTATTTGACCTATAACATTTCAGAAACCATGCGATTGAGTTTTGACAGAGATGTGGGATTGATCTAGTTAACTGACCAGATAATTCGTCAAATAAATACAGTTATTAAGGAAACAGTCTATGTCATCAACAGACAGACAGAATAGATTACTAGCAGCAGAAGACTGGAAAAAGGTATATCAGTCTTTTCGAAACGCCGATTTCAAATCATATGATTTTGACAATCTAAGGCGCACAATGATTGAATATCTTCGGAACAACTACCCTGAAGACTTTAACGACTATATAGAATCATCTGAATACCTTGCTCTCATAGACATGATTGCTTTCCTTGGCCAAAACATTGCGTTCAGAGTAGATCTCAATGCGAGAGAAAACTATATCGAACTCGCAGAACGCAGAGAAAGTGTTCTTAGATTGGCAAGGCTGGTTTCCTACAATCCCAAACGCAATCTCGCAGCAAATGGTCTGCTGAAAATCGAAAGTGTAAGTACAACAGAGACTGTGCAAGATTCAAATGGCGTAAATCTAAGAAATCAAACCATTGTATGGAACGATCCGGCAAACCCAAACTGGAACGAACATTTTGAAAAGGTAATCAATGCTGCTCTACCCGTAAACGGCAAGATTGGCAATCCTGTGAAACAGTCAAACATCAGCGGTGTTCCTACCCAGAAATACAAACTCAACGCAGGAAACACTGGAATCCCTGTATATGGTTATTCAAAAACCGTGGACGGTCGCAGTCTTGATTTTGAAATAGTATCCACAGACATCACAGACGACCTAATACAGGAAGAAGCTCCTTTTCCTGGCAATAATCTGGGATTTATTTTTAGAGATGACGGTCAAGGACCAGCCAGCACTAATACAGGTTACTTTTGTCATTTCAGACAAGGCGCACTTGACGTAGGAAATTTTACAATTGATAACCCCAGCACAAATCAAACAGTGTCAATCGATGCAAAAAATATCAATAATTCCGATATATGGCTGTATTCACTTGACAGCATCGGCAACGAAGCTGCTTTATGGACGCAGGTAGATGCTGTTGAAGGCAACAATGTAATCTATAACAGTCTTGCGCGAAGAGAAAGAAATATCTACTCTGTTCTTACTAGAATTGAAGATAGAATCAATCTTATTTTTGCAGATGGAACATTTGGTAATCTCCCACAGGGAGCATTTAGAATTTATTATAGAACATCTGCAAACAGACGATTGGTGATTAACCCAGACTCTATGCGTTCAGTGTCTATTACTATTCCATATATTTCTAGACGCGGAACTACAGAAACTTTATCAATTGTGTTAGGTTTAAAATACACAGTTGATAATGCCAGCGTAAGCGAAACAAATGCCAGTATTAGACGAAACGCTCCGTCTACCTATTACACTCAGAATAGAATGATTACTGGCGAAGATTACCAAGTCGCTCCGCTTGGTATCAGTCAGGAAATTGTGAAAGTAAAATCTGTAAACAGAACTTCTTCAGGTATATCAAGATTTTTTGATCTAATAGATGCTACAGGAAAATATTCTAATACCAATCTTTATGGCACCGACGGTGCATTATATAAAGATTTTCTAAATCCAAAAACCAGTTTTACATTCGAAAATCTTACAGATATTGAAGGCGAAGTCCTTAACACTGTAGAACCTATTCTAGGTGAGGACAAATTAAAAAACTACTATCTAGACAGGTTTCCTAGATTATTAGTAGAAGATCTAGGTAGTATATGGAATCAATCCACTTCAGATACCAATCAGTCTACAGGCTTTTTTGAAAATGCTAACGGTGTATCTGTCAAAGTTAGTACCTTCACGGGTTCAAATATGAAATTTGTAAAACTAAACAGTCTTCTAAAATTTGAACCTCCAGAAGGATTTCACTTTATGCCCGACGGAACTCTTATGCAGGGAGAAGCTGGCCACTTAGGATCACGCAGTTATATAT